GAATACACCGCTACCCTGAGTCCTAGCGTATTTATTAGCGTATTCAACAATAGTTTTACCAACTTGAACAGGGTCAGTGACAATACCAGCAGCAACGTTAATAGTTATCTGTGTTGGAACACCACCGACACCAAAAGTGTAACCACCATAGCCAGGCATGTTGTCAGCAGAAGAAACACCAGACATGTCAGGTGATGTAGTAGCAGCAGTCTTATATGCTGCAATCGCTTTTTCAGCATACTTAGGGTCAACATAAGGTGCTGTAAAAGATTTTAAATACTTTGTTCCAATGGCTTCATCAAAAGCAGTTTGAAATGTTTTTGCCAAAGTTTCGGCAGCAGTCTTTAGGCTATTATCCGCAGCCAAAATACCTTTAACAAGACCCCCCGTAAGATTTAATCCTGCACCATACATAACTTGAGCAGCAGACTCACCCATGTTAGCGCCCAAAGTAGTAATCTGCTCTTGTAAACCATTCAATTCCGTAACAGCAGTTTGACCACCAGCAACAATGCTCGCAGCCATAGCGCTGCCGCCGTCTAAACCCAAACCAAGAATTTGCGTATAAAGGTCACCAGTCAAACCCATTTTACGAAGTTTCTCTAAATTAGTTTGAAAGTCTTTAGTTTTAGCAACAATGTCTTTAAACTTGTTAATAATAGTTGAAGCATTAGCAACACTAGCCACAGTTTCAGTAGTTGTTACTTTAAACCCCTTAACCATAAATGAAACAGACTTAGTGACAGTATCACCAACAGCCGACATAATGCTAGACAAACTAGCAAAATCTTGAACAGACTTTTTAGTATTAGCAATAAGAGCCTTGCCTAAATCAAGCCTGTTAGCCAACTTGTCACGTTCGCTACCAATTGATTGCAACTGTTTTTGCACTGCCTGACCATACTTAATCATGGCAGTTCTGGCTGTTGGGTTCATTAATCCACCAGCAAAAGCATCATTAATTTTAGTAAAAATGCTCTTAAAAGCATCAACAACAGACTTTTCAAAATCACCCAGTTCACGAGTAGCCAAAGCACCAGGCAAAGCACCCTTAAGCACATCTCTAAGTTCTGTTTTAAACTTTTTCATAGACTCAATGAACGCTTTTTGTTCATCAGTTAATTCGGCTGGACCTTTTTTGACAGGAACATAAAGATAACGATTAAGGAATCTGCTTGTTTCATCAACAGGATTAGCCTTTTTTAGTTCAAAAACGTTAGCAATAATGTCATCAAGTGTTTTATTCATGGTGTCAAGGTCACCATTCATTACACCAAAAGCGTCACCGATGCCACCAAGAGCAGCACCCATTACTCCACCAAGAAGCCAATCAAAGAATTGACCCAAAACTTTTAGCATAATACCAATAACTAAGCCAATAAGTTTTATCGGAATCATAATTGCTTTGACAATCGTTCCAAGAACACTCAAAACAGTGTTAACTGCTTTAATAATAGGTTTTAACGCAGCCCAAATACCTAAGAAAATTGGCATAACGCCATCTATTGCATCCGCAATAATTTGAAAAATGATAGAAAACACTGTTCCAAGTTCAGCAAATACTTCGCCCAAGATTTTTACTATAGGGGCAGTAGCCTCAATAATTGCACCAATCTGTTCAAAGGCGGGCATCCAACCAGCCTGAATGTCACCTAGAGTGCCACTAAACATTTGTGCCATGTGAGCCAAAGGTGCAAGTAGAGGTTCACCTAAAGCACCAGCCATGTTATTGAAACCAGCAGTCAGAATACTTTGTTGAGCAAAAAGATTATCGCCCTGACGCCTAAACGCGCCCATAGCGTCAGAAGCGCGAGCATACAACAATTCCATACGAATAACTTGCTGTGCATGAAGTTTCTCTTGACCAGTAAGTTTATTTAACCCACGCTCAGTCAAAATAGCGTTAACTTCAGCCTGTTTCATGGCAACACCGAATTTTTCAATCGGGTCATACTCACCACGGAACAAAGCAGTCATACCACTCAACGCTTCAGAAACGTCATAACCGTAAGTAATAGCCAAGTCAGCAGCCAAACCAACAAGTTTTTCAGTCTGACCAGAAACTTCATCCATAGTGAAGCCAGACTGCTTAAGAACAGAACCTACGAATACAGAAGCCTTAGCAGCATCAGAAGATGCCAAACCCATAGATGCAGAGTTTTTAATAAACGCTTTTTGAGTGCTTGCAAAATCACCAAAAACTTGATTAACAGCAGCCATGTTACGTTGCAAGTCACGAGCCTGATTAATGGCCGTATCCATGAAATCGCCCGCACCCATAGCAAGGCTGCCACCAGCAACACCACCAGCAATACTTTTACCTATGTCACCAAGCGCACCCTTAAGCGCACCAAGAGAAGCCTTAGCCTCATTAACACCCTTAGCACTAAACGCTGAAAGGATAGGAACAATAATTTTACCAGCCATTAGCGGGTTTTCATCCTCTCATTGATGATTCTGTTTGCTGCTCTAATAGTGTCAGCAATGCGATTTTGCACATCAGGTAACTTTTGTATAGCAGTAGGCCAAATCCAGCGAGAAGCCTCAGACTGTTTCACGCCTTGACCACGATTCAAAGCCTTAATCATGCCAATGCCTTGACCATTAATTCGGTGTTGACGCATAACAATAAGTTGTGCTTTGCTGCCATACTTGCCTGTTTGAGTGCCACCGCCACCATAACGGTAAGGTCTAGTAACAGCCTTTTTATTAATCCACTTCTTGCTCTTACCAGCCATGTCAGCCATAACAACAGCAGCATTATCAACTTCAACTTTGACAATAGACATTTGCCCATACTGAGCCAACTTTTTGAACGACTTTTGCTTAGTTAAACGAATAACAGTATGTTGAGGTTTGATGTTGCCATTCTGTGTATTTGCGCCCCAAGTCAAACGACCAGGCACAACAACAGGTGCAAAACCTGACACACTCCTAGAACCATGAATGTGAATACCAGACGTAGGATGCGATTTAGGAATGGCTTGAGAAACAGCAGTTCTTACAGGGCCAGCAATCTTTTTAAAATCACGTTTCAACTGAGAAGCATACTTAGGGTCAATTTTGCGTAACTCAGCAATCAAATCTTTATAGTCAGTGAAAGCCAAATAACCTACAGGCTTAGGTGGTTTGTTACCATTAGGAACAAGCGCACGCATAATAGCGCCACGAGCAGCCACACGCCCAAAAGCAACTAACCAAGCCATAACATCACCTCACCCTATTCTACCCAAAATAAAAGAAGCCCCCCGAAAGGGACTTCTTCTAACGAGATTGCTTCTGATTCTTATAGACCAAGTAACGGCCTAAAGTCCACAACATGCGAGCATCTAGTTGCATCAATTCACGAGGACTAATACCTGTTTCACAAGCGATAGAGGCGATATACCAATGAGCAGATTCATCGCCCAACCCAGTTATTTTGGGTCTTTGTCACTCGCCCCAACAGATGAAATAGTTTCCATCCAAGAATCAAAATCTAGAGCAGTTCCCTTAGTGCGAACTTCAGCAGTCCACGCTAGGAAACACAAGTGAGTAAACTTTAGGTTCTTCTCCAACACAGTGATAGAAATATCATAAGTGGTTTCGAACTTTACAAGGTCAGCAGCAGAGCAGGAAATCTCTTTGCTCTCACCATTGACGAACTCTATGCGTAGGTTGATTTTCAATTTTTGTCCTTAGATTAAGCGGTTGCTCTTGATACAGTTCCGCTGGTCATCCACGTTACCGAAAGGGTAGCGATGTCACCAACAGAAGCCGAGAACGGCTGATACTGTGAAACCAAGCATACAGCAGTGTAGGCAGGGTTAGTTGCCGAAGTTGCAGTGCTAGTTGGGGTGATTACAACAGTAGCGTATGAGCCAGCGTTGAATAGTGGTTGTAGTGTTGCATCAACCATCGCAGCACCGAAGTCCTGGAAGAAGTTTAGGGTTACAGAACCCGACTTCAGACCAGCAACACGGGTGCGCCATCCGCCACCGAAAGCAGTGGTTTCAAGTTCGTCAGACGAAAGGTCAAGGCTTACACTCTGTAGAACAGCAGAAAGGTTCGTGCCGTTCACAGTGATTTTGTGGTCTGTGGCTACATAAACTGCCAATTTGACTCCTTAGTTAGATTGAACAGCACAACTAAATTCTGCTGCCAAGTAGGTTGTTTCTCCAATGGTGGTTGAGCCGTAGTTTCTCATATCAGATACTATCAGGTCAAATACTTTTCCTGAAAGCGTCTTATTTGATTCTATCGCAACTCTGATACTTGATGCACCAGATGGCGAACAGTATGCGTCAATCAATGATTGAGCAGTGCGAGAATCAGCCTGACCAACAATCACTGTGACAGTGAAGTTGTAAGTGTTTATGCCATTAGCAAACGATTTATGGTATTCAATACCATCAGGTGACACAATAGCCACAGGTGGGTTTACTAGCGCAGGAATGTAGTTCGCTGTCCTTAAACCACTGATAGTGGCAAGGTTAGTAGCGATACCCTCACGAATCTCTGAAAGGGTTGCCATCAGTAATACTGCCTCATAGTGCGGTAAGGGTCAATAAGCATAGCAACGTCAGGGTCAACTTTAGTGCCAACACGAATAAAGCCCAGGTCTGGTGATGACACTACACCTAGAGGTGACTCGTCACGTTTAAAGAAGCGAGCAGCCTGATAAATTGTAGCCTTTTTGATAGCCATAGGCACAGCAGACCAACCCCAAGTGCCAGTGACTCTTATGCAAGCCTCTTGGCCTTTCCAACCAAACGTGCCTGACGTTGGGAACACTTTATCGTCAACAGCCCGTAGAGCCGTTGTAGGCCATCCTGTGATACCACCAGATACACCGTTCAAAGGCTCTTTTTGATAGTCGTTAGAATCCCAGACAGTGCTAAAGTTTGCATCTAAATCATCAGCCGTAGCAACCTCAGTGATAGTTATAGCGTCATCAATGACTGCATAAAAACTGCTATCTGCAACAAATACACGAGCAGCAGTGCCAGCATTGTAAAAGTAACGACCAGTATAGGTGTCAATAGCACGAGAGGCTGACTCTGCAGCCATTTCAATAAGTGAATCGTCAACAGTATCAGCGGATGGGATGCGTAACGCAGCCTTGACCTCAGCCAAAGTTGCATAACCATTAGTAATTGCCACAGAAACTCCTTACCAAACCTATTTTACTCGCCAAGTGATACGCTTCTTCAAGTCTGTCGTGCTAATACCATCAGTGTATGGAATGTAACATAAACCAATCTTGTGCTTGTCAAGCCAGTCTTGGTCAAACTGCATCTGCTTGTAATAATCACGTCTAGCCCAGTCAGAACCAATAATAACTAAATCAGGTTTTACTTGCTGAATAGCAATCTTAGAATCTTCTCCACCAGCATTAGGAACAACAGCATCAACGTAACGACAAGCAAGTAACACTGCCTCACGTTCTGTATAAGACATTACAGGCGGGTTACCTTTATAGGTTGCAATAAACTCGTCAGTGTTCAACGAAACAGTCACAGAGCCTATCTCTGCACAACGCTTCAGAAACGCCACATGGCCTGAGTGAAATAGGTCGAAAGTTCCACCCGTATAAACTTTTAGTCCCAACGGTTATCCCTACGCACTTGCAAACTCCAGTTACCCTCAGAGAAGTCTTCACTTGCAACTTTTTCAGCAAGCAGGCTTTGATTCTTACCAAAAGTTCTACCATTTGCATCCTGAAAGCCAGAGTTTAGTGTTGAACTGTTATCGTGATTAACTTTAGCGTCAATCCAGTTGACTTTAAAACCATGATATTCGATGCGTCTAGTCATGTCATCATCATCGAAATAGAGTGGATAGAAACGTTCATCATACAACCCAACCTTGTCAACTATGCCCTCACCAAAAATGGCGCAACTCCAGTTAGGAATGATAGAGGGAAAGTTCATAGTTGACGAGTCAACGTTTTCATAAATCTTTTGTAACGAGCCAGGCTCAAACCAAGCATCATCATTCACGCACACCCAATACGGTGCGTATGGAGTTGACTTGATAATAAGATTCCATGCACCAACAAGCCCTAAACCAAAAGGTATAGGCAACACCCAAACATGTTTTACAAAGTCATTCTCAGGTGGCAAGTATGTGCCTGTGCCAGAGTTGTCAACAATAACTAAATGTTCAACAGGATAATCAATAGATTTTACTAAACGGTCTGCAAGGTCAAAGCGTTTCAATGTTGCAAAACCGATTACAGGAATCATGCAAATAGTTTCTTTAATGCTGGAATCCAATACTTATCCCAAACAACGTCAACATCAAAATCTTTAGCAAAGTCAATGCTTTCCTGAGATAAGCCACGAGGCTTCTGGTAGGCAACCTCAAGAGCCTCAACAATAGATGGCACGTTAGGAATCATCCACCAAGCGTTCTGACCTGAATCCCAAGTCAACTGACCAGTAACAAGAAGTGAATCATCAGACAACAATTCAGGTGATGCAGCCCACCCAGAACCGATAACACGAGTTCCGACTGCCTGGGCTTCCATCTGTGGCACACCAAATCCCTCACCATAAGACGGTGCAAGCAAAACATCCATAGTAGTCATAAATGCTGCCAGCACTTTAGGTTCAATGCCGTATTTGTAATCAACAAGGTTAGGAAAACGCACAGCCGAATCAGGAATACCTACAGCCTCACAAAGTGTCAACAAATTCCATCCACCAGCCGAACCTAAAGGGTCAGTGTGAAGATATAACTTGGCATCAGGGTGCGACTTTAGAAAAATACTAAACGCTACAAGATTCTCTGAAAACGCTTTACGGTGAACCATGCCTGACGCTTTATTTGCAGCAACTATGCCAACAACAAAGTCATCCTTATCGAAACCTAAATACTCACGAGTAGGAGTGCCGTTGATTTCATAAGTTGGCTTCATAACTTTAGTGTCAACAGCGTGAGGAATGTATAGACACTCAATGCCTTTGTCCATCATTTGTTTCTGACCAAAAGGTGACATGGCTATCGGTGTGACATTAGGTTTCCGTAACCATTTCTCAACCATTGGTGGCATAGTCACATGGTCTAACGGTGTCCATGATGCTATGTTGTTCATCTTGTCCCACGCAGAACCTTTAAGAACCCAAACGTCATACAGGGTGATAAATAGGTCTTTAGCCCCAGGATGTTGCTGCAACCAGTGAGAATGATGCATTGGTGCTACATCGTTAGAGTAGGCTTCCATGCCACGAGCATAATGAGGAATCTCACCATACGGGGTTTGCAATGTTGAGTTATTACCCTCAAGACCATAGTTAGATAAAGCAGCAACTTCGTAGCCATCACGCTTCAGATAGTCAACTAAATGGCCCGCTTGCACTCCATAACCTGTTGGCTGATACGGACTATTAGACCAAACAGAAACAACCTTTTTCTTACCCATTTATTACCTTTCGTAGTAAAACCATCATAGCAAAAGAACACCCCCGAAGCCTACGCACTTCGGGGGTGTCCAGTCTAGAGCAAGTGATTAACTTGCGCCACCCTTGAACCAAACAGCGTGTGAGGTGTGGGTTAGGTTTCCGTCAACACGCATGGTGACACGGAAAGTGGTTAGGTCCTTGTCGAACGCATAGTCAGTTGACTGTGCAACCTTGATACCACCAGCGGTGCGAACCTTGTATGACGGTAGGTGTCCGAATAGAACCGACTTTGCACCGACAGCAGTTGCAGGCATAGCAGGGTTTTCAATCAAACGGTAGCCGAGAATCTGGTCTGGCTGACCAGCGGTGGCTGGGGTGAAGATGTAGTTACCTGCACCATCCTTGATTTTGCGGATAGCAGCGATAGCCGACTTGCCAGTGAGGAAGCCCACACCTGGAAGTAGACGAGCCTGACCGTCAAGAGCATATACCAAGTCAACGAGGTTTTCGTAGGTTGGCACACCAGAAACACCAGTTCCACCAGTGACGGCAGACGATGCAGCGGTAAGGATACCGTTTGGTTCTGCAGTTCCAGTACCAGAGGTTAGGCCAGTGTTGACGGCGAAACCAATTGCGTTACCAGCCTGTTCTGCGATTAGCGATGAAAGGTCGAAACCTGCATCGTTAAGCAGTTCGTTGGCTACAGGAACGAGGAACGAATACTTGAACGCACCAAGAGTGATAGACGAGAACGTTGGCTCGGATTCCGAGATTGCAGTTCCCTGTCCCTTGATGCTTGCAGTCGAACGTGCAGTCAGGGTTGGGATGGTTAGGTTCTCACCAGTGGTGGTGTTGATAACATCGGCAACATCCAGCATTGGACCAGCAAGGCGGGCAATCTGGAATACCTGGTTGTAGAACGACTTTGGAACAGTGTTGTCGCTTGAAACGATGGTTCGCTTCTCAGACATGAACTCGTGTCCACGGGACTCGCCCATAGCAATAGCACGAAGTAGGTCGCTGTCGTCAGCCGAGCGGGTTACGCCAGGGTTGAACGATGCAGCAGCCTCAGCAGCGCGCTCTTCACGAGCAGCGAGGTTGTTTGCCGACTCAATAAGCGCAGCACGCTCGTCAAGTTCAGCCGAAATACGAGCATACGACTCGTTTTCTTCAGCAGTGAGGTCACGCTTCTCGGTTGCTGCACGGTCTAGAATGACCTTTGCTGCTTCCCAAGCCTTAGCACGAGCCTCAGACTGAAATTTTGCAAATTCAGACATGAATCTCCTAAATAGAAATGAATAATGACTCTGTGGTGCTGACACTCAACAGACGAGGTAGTGGTGCTAACACTCAACTACAACAATAAGTTTACATAATGTTTTATACACGCCAACAGAAATGAAGAACCCCCACAGGAAAAGGGGCAAAACCTGTGGGGGTGAACTCGCTAGGAAAGGGGGGTTAGCGAGTTTCTTCTGCCTTGACTACACGCTTCTCAGTAATGGGCGCGTCAAGGGAAATGATGGCATCAGCAAAAGCCTCAACCCACTCTTGGATAGGACCAGCAGTAGGGTTACCTGCCGTAGTCAAAATAGCGTCAATGATTTCTTGTTTGGTAGCCATTAGATTCTTTTCATTAGAAGTTCAAGTTGTTTCTGTTTCAAGTCTAGAATGTTGCCTGATACTTCCTCAACTTCTGGAGATTTCTGAAGTTTAGATACAACATCTTTGATTAGGTTTGCGTGGGCTTCTTCAAGTTCCTCGCCTGATTCTAACTTGAGTAGTGCATCAGCAAGTGCCTCAGCGTCAATGCCACCGTCAGCAGAACGAACTGACACAGTGCCAGAGGTAGCAGTATATGCGGGGTAACTAACTACTGAAATTTCGTGAATTCTGACAGCCTCAAGTGTGCGGTTGCCACGCTCATCCCAAGTGTCCTTGATAACGTTAAAACCGAAAGACATAGCGTCAATAACTTTACTGCGGATAAGTTCTGCAACGTCACGACCACGAGTCGTGTTAGCAAGAGTGGCTTCGTATGCAAGTCCTTTAGCATCTTCCCAAAGTTTTAGGCTTCCACCACGAACAGAGGCCATAGGTTCACCAGTATCGTGATTCCAAAGCAACTTGATTTCGTTACGAGCCTTAAGTGAACGAGTAAAAGCGCCAGGTGCGATACGTTCAATAAAAGGTAGCGGTTCACTATCGCTGTTGAAAACGGCAGCATAGCCACTAATGGTCATACCATCGGTGCTGTCACGAATCTCAAACTCTGATGGGTTAGTGCGAATCTCATGGCCGTTAACTGAACGAATCTCGCTAGGTAGACCCTCTACACGAGCCTTAATAGCCCATGCTGCACGAATCCATTTAGAACGATTGCTCATAGACATTTCATCTTCAATCATGTTCGTGTTCGTGAGTGGTTGAATTTTGTCAAGGTCAGCAATCAATACAAGTGAGGTTTCGTCAGATTCAAACCATGTATTTGCTTCTTCATCGAAACATTTGACTAAGGCTTGCACACCTAACACTTCGACAACTTGACCATACTCTGCTTCATCCTCAAGTAGTGGAGTCCAAGATACCCAATCACCAATAGCGATGCTGTCTAGGCTTGCGCGTTGTTCTTCAATCATTACTTCTCTTTCACCTGATGCTTTCAGTCTATCAACAACTGAATCAGCAAATTGTTTTGCTCTCAATGCCTGAGTTTTAGTTGGCCCTGAACCCCATAGTAGATGTGCGACTAGACCAGCGCCAGGATAGTTAGGGTCAGTAGCGTTTTTATTTTTAGAAGCATCAAGGTCTGGTAGGTGACGGGCAATCCATGCAGAAAGGCGAACCCATTTATCTGCTGATACACGGCCAGCAGCCATTTCACGGGCTTCACGAATAGTTGCAGGAACTAGACCTGCGCCACCTTTACCATCCTCGTAATACTTAAGTCCACGTCTAGCAGCAGCCCTCATGTAACTAGGTGGTGCATAGTTTTCTGCACGAACCTCGCTACGCTCACCACCAGGTTCAATGTTCTCAGCAAGTGACACAGCAACCATTTGGTCTACAGCACCTTGCTTAGTTT